GGAGCGACCTACAGTGCGCCGTGGTACCGCAAGTTCTACGACAAGCAGACCCCTCCGGACGACGGCATTACCCTGTGTGTGAAGTTGCCCAACGGCTCGGACTGGTGTGTCGACTCACAGGCGTCTAACTGCGACCGCAAGGGTGAGGCGCACTCGTGCTGGGTGCGCGAGGGTGACCCGCGCCAGTGCAACGTCACTGTCGGCAAGGGCGGCAATACGGGGGCCAACACCTGTACCGCCGGAGCTGGGAGCATCCTCGCCGGCGACTATCACGGCTTCCTGCAGGCCGGCGTCCTTACCGCTGGCTGACCGGAATGACCGACGTCCTCGAAGCGGTCGACATCGAACCAATGTCGCCCATGCAAATCCGCTCCATCGTCCAAGCCGACGCCAGAGTCAACCTCTGGACCGGCTCCATCTCCGGCGGCAAAACCGTCGCATCGTTGTTGCGCTGGCTCATCTACGTCGCAACAGCCCCACCCGGCGAGCTCGTCGTCGTCGGCCGCACCCGCCAATCCATCGCCAGAAACGTCTTCGGACCCCTCGCCGACCCAACCCTGTTCGGGCCGCTCGCCAAACACAGCTCCTACACGGCCGGCGCGGACACCGGCAAGATCCTCGGTCGCACCATCCACGTCATGGGCGCCAGTGACGCCCGCTCCGAAATGGTCCTACGCGGCCTCACCTGTGCCGGAGCGTACGTCGACGAGCTGACCCTGGTCAGTGAGGACTTCTGGATCCAGCTCCTCGGCCGGCTGCGTGTCCCTGGTGCGCAGATCTTCGCCACGACCAACCCGGACGGGCCTGCCCATTTTGTGAAGCGGCAGATCATGGACCGTGCGGTCGAGCTTGGGTATCGGGTCTTCGAGTTCCGGATGTCGGACAACGAGCATCTTGATCCGACGTATGTGGCGCAGGTCCACCGCGAGTTCGTCGGTCTGTGGCGTAAACGGTTCGTTGACGGGCTCTGGGTGATCGCCGCGGGTGCGGTGTTCGATTCCTGGGATCCGGCACAACATGTGGTCCCTCACGCCGATCTTCCGAAGATGGATCGGGTTCTGTCCCTCGGTCTGGACTACGGCGACACCCATGCCACGAGAGGAACACTCCTGGGTGTTGGCCGTGACGCCACAGGCATCTCCCGTTTGTACATTCTGGCTGAGTGGGCGCCGCCTCGGATGACGATCAGTGAGTACTCCGCTGACCTGCGAGGATGGTTATCCCGATTGGAGCCGAAGGAGTGGCGGACACCTGAATGGGTGTACGTCGACCCGGCTGCCGCACCGTTCAAGCATCAGTTGTTCTACGACGGGATGGGCAACGTTGCCGGGGCAAGTAACGCGGTCCTGGGTGGTATCCAGACCGTCGCGTCACTGCTGGCCACAGGTCGGTTGCTGGTGTCCGACCGGTGCACGAACCTGATTCGGATGATCCCGAGTTACGTATGGGATCCCAAAGCGACTGCGCGCGGTGAAGACAAACCCATCAAGGCTGACGATGATGAGGTCGACAGCGCGAGGTACGCAATCTTCTCGACTCGGGTGCTGTGGCGGAACCTGATTCCGATCATCACGGCGACAGAAAACGCGCCTGGATTGGACCCGTCAGACTAGGATCTGTGGGATCACTGTGGGATCATAGATTCATGGCGCAGATCATGACAGTCGCGAGTATCAAAGCCCGGTGTGTAATCACAGATGATGGCTGCTGGGTATGGCAAAGAGCGAAGAACTGGGACGGGTACGGGCAGGTCCGTCACGACGGCAACACACGCCTCGTCCACCGACTGACCTACAGGCTGATCGTCGGTCCGATCCCTGATGGCCTGACGCTCGACCATCTGTGTCGGATCCGTGCTTGCTGCAATCCTGAGCATTTGGATCCGGTCACACTGAAGGTCAATATCCTTCGCGCCGACACGTTCCAAGCTCATTACGCGGCACAGACCCATTGCAAGAACAACCACGAGTTCACTCCCGAGAACACCTACATCGAAGGCTCCGGCTCGCGGCGTTGTCGTGAGTGCAAACGGGCACTAAACCGAGCATCGAAAGCGCGATTGAAAGCGCGAATGCGCGCTCGATAACCAACATGGGAGGAGACCCCCTTGCCTCTTCCCACTGGTGGACCCTGGCCCCCGAAGTCCCTGCTCGTGATCACCCCGAAGCTGGCTGAGTGGGACGCCTGGTACGTCGGGGACCCCACGAAGTTGCGCACCGTCTACCAGCGCATCCAGTCGATGCCGATAGATCGGGTTGCGCAGTACCGTGGCGGGATCCAAGGCACCATTGCTCGCATGTGGTGGGGTCGCCCGACCGGTGATTTGACGAAGCGCCACGATCAGCTGCACATCCCCATCGCGTCCGACCTGTGCCAAACCTCCGCGGACCTGCTGTTCTCCGAACCGCCCACCCTGACCGTGTCCGACAAGGGCACCCAGGACCGCCTCGACACCCTGGCCGGCGACAGCCTGCACTCCACACTCGCGGAGTCTGCCGAGATCAGTGCCGCTTTGGGTGGGGTGTACTTGCGCGTCACCTGGGACACGACGGTTGCTGATGCCCCGTTCCTGACTGTCGTCCACGCTGACGCGGCCGTACCCGAGTTCACGTGGGGCCGACTGTCCGCGGTGACGTTCTGGCGGACGTTGGCCACCAACGGCCAGCAGGTGCTGCGGCACCTGGAGCGCCACGAGCTCGACGGCAACGGTGCGGGTGTGATCCTGCACGGCCTGTACGACGGCACCGCCGAACTACTCGGTAGGCCCATCCCTCTGGCCGATCACGCCTCCACGGCGGGGCTGGCCGGGATGGTCGACGCGGACTCCTCGATCAGCACAGTCTCTCCGGGCTTGGCTGTGGTGTACGTGCCGAACCAGCGGCCGCAGCGGCGGTGGCGCGCGGACCCGGTCGGTGCCAGCCTGGGCCGCTCCGACCTGGACGGTGTCGAGCCGCTCATGGACGCCCTGGACGAGACGTACAGCTCGTGGATGCGTGACGTGCGCCTGGCGAAGGCGAGGCTGATTGTCCCGGAGTACATGCTCCAGAACTTGGGCGCGGGCCGTGGTGCCGGCTTCGACGCGGACCAGGAGATTTACACACCCCTGGCGATGCCCCCGGCGGACAACAACACGACGCAGATCACCCCGCAGCAGTTCGCCATTCGCTTCGCTGAGCACAAGGCGACCTCGGATGAGCTGGTGGCGACGATCCTGCGGTCGGTCGGCTACTCGGCGCAGACGTTCGGTGAAGGCACCGCTGGTGGGGCGGTGACCGCAACGGAGGTCATGTCCAAGGAACGCCGGTCGTACCTGACCCGCGACCGGAAGATCCGGCTGTTCCGGCCGGCGATCGCTGACGCGATCGAGAAGGTGCTGGCTGTGGATGCTGCGATCTTCAACAGTCGTGTCGCGGTCGAGCGGCCTGTTGTGTCGTTCGCTGATGAGGTGCAGGCGGACCCGGAGGCGTTGGCTAGGACGGCGCAGGCTCTGCGTCTGGCTCAGGCCGCGTCTACGGCAACGTTGGTTCAGATGCAGCACCCGGACTGGGACGGTGATGAGATCGCGGCCGAGGTGGCGTTGATCAACGCGGAGGCGGGTATGGCTGTTCCGAGCCCGTTCGTTGGCCCGGCGGTACCGTAGCCGTTATGCCGGTCTCGCCCGAGCTCGCCACTGGTCTCGCCGCAGGCGTCGTCGAGCATTACACCGAGGCCGAACGAGTCCTGCTCGAGCGGATTGCCAAGGCGTTGGCGAAGGGCATCGACGGCCCCATGTGGGCTGAGCGCAAGCTCCTCGAGGTGCAGCTGATCCAGGCCCGAGCAAGGGCCTTGCTTGCTCAGCTGGAGCAGGCTGCCGGGCAGTCGGTGGCTGAGGCCATCCTGACCGCGTGGAACCGCGGGTCTGCGGTCGCAGCGACGGATCTGGCTGGGGTGTTGGAGCGGGCGTTGGCTGATGTGGTGGACCCGTTGCCGGGGACGCGTGCGGTTGCGCGGCTGGTGGAGGAGACCACGGCGAAGGTTGTGGCCACGCACCCGCGGATTCTGCGTTCGACGATGGACGTCTACCGCGAGGTTGTCGCGAAGGTGTCGGGGCAGGTGCTGCTCGGGACGCTGACCCGCCGGCAGGCGGCACAGGCGGCGTTGGATGCGTTCGCCCGCAAGGGTGTGACGGGGTTCGTCGACACGCGCGGCCGCGGCTGGGATATGGCCTCGTATGTTGAGATGGCGGTGCGGTCGGCGACGGCTCACGCTGCGGTGGCGGCGCATGTGGACCGGTTGCAGGCGTACGGCATGGACCTGGTCATCGTGTCCGACGCGCCGCAAGAATGTCCGTTGTGCCGCCCTTGGGAGGGCAAGGTCCTCTCGCTGTCCGGCGCAACGGTGGGGACGATCGACGGGTCTGGTGGGGTGCGTGTTGCGGGGACGCTGCCGGAGGCCACGGCCGCGGGCCTGTTTCACCCGAACTGCCGTCACAGTGTTGGCGCCTATCAGCCCGGTATCACCAAGGCGATGCGCGACACTGCGGATCCGGCTGGTGATGCGGCCCGGCAGAAGCTGCGGTATTTGGAGCGTCGGGTCAGGTCGTGGAAGCGCACGCAGGCTGTCGCATTGGATCCGGCAGCCGAGCGTAAGGCCGGGGCTCAGGTGCGGGCGTACCAGGCCAAGATCCGTGAGCTTGTGGCGACTACGAGTGCCAAGCGCATCCCCGCACGCGAGCAGGTCGGGCGCGCTCGCTAGACCGATTAGCCGCATGATTTTATGCCAGTTTTTATTCCACCCCCAGTCAACGTGAGGAGATCGGATCGACATGGGTAAACCATCTCAGGGCACCCCAGCAGACATGCGCCTCAAGGCCAACACGGGCAAGAGCCCGGTGTTCGGCTCACCAGAGTGGCGCGCCAAGTACGGCATGAAGGCCAAGAAAAAGCCCACCACTGGTGCTGCCGGTGCCAGTAAGTCGCCAGCCTTCGGCACGCCGGAGTGGCGCGCCAAGTACGGCAAGTAGCCCCGCAACCCCCCATTTGTCCTCACCTCCGCGGTGAGACTGCACCACCCCATGCCCTGACGCTGCACAGCGGACGGGCCGATCCCGCACGGGAGGAACACATCATGAACCGCAGATTCGCACGCCCCAGCCAGTTCAACCCCTTCGCTGTTCCCGGACTGCTGTTCGCAGCCGAGGGCGACGACGGAGGCGGCACCACCGAGACCGAAGAGCAGACCAGCACCGAGGAGCAGACCAGCGAGGAGCAGACCGCCGAAGGCGCGAGCACCGAGCAGAAAGAGTCTGACGCCACGGACTGGAAAGCCATGTCCCGCAAGCACGAGGCGGAAGCCAAGGCCAACAGGGCTGCAGCCAAGGAGCTCGCAGCGCTCAAGGCCCAGGGTCAGACCGAAGCCGAACGCCTGGCCGAGGAACGCGACTCCGCGAACACCCGTTCATGGGCTGCGATCCGCCGCGCCGTGACCTCCGAGGTGAAGTCCGTAGCCGCAGGGCTGAAGTTTACGGACCCCAAGGACGCCATTCAGATGCTCGACCTCGAAGCCCTCACGAACGACGAGGGCGAGGTGGACGACGCGGCCCTGTTGACCGCGCTCAAGTCCATCGCCAAGAACAAGCCTTACCTGCTGACCACCTCAGGTGCAGGACGCTCGGCCGTCGATCATGGCGCCGGCGGGTCCGGCGAAGGCGGAAGCACCAAACCCAAAACCCTCGACCAGGCCGTCGCAGCACACTACGGCGGTTAGGTCCCACCGAAGGAGCACCAAATGCCAGTCACTCTCGCCCAAGCCCAGCTGAACGCGCAGACCGACCTCGACGTGTCCGTCATCGACGAGTTCCGCACCAACCCACTGCTCGACCTGATGA